TTTAGTGTGTTTTGCTTATGTATTAAGTGTAACATTTCCTACTGACATTATCAACATTTTTCTGAGATTTCTCACTATTTGAGACGCTCAGGGGGTGTGAGTTGAGTCACATTAGACAGATTGAGGGTTATTGTCCACCTGCCACGATTAGCATGATTAGTAACCCTATTACTGTTGCTATTACCATTTCCATTTTTCCTCATTTCTTTGTTGCTGAGAATACTATGTCACTCTTTGAGTATACACAAAGTGAGCAAGAAACGCAAGCCGAACCATTTGTTGAGATAAGTGGAATAGCCTTTTTATTCTCAGGACACTTAGCCCCTACCTTGCCTATCATTTCTTTCATGTCTGCTTGTCCTACTAAGAAATTTTTAGCAAGGTATGCAAGACGAATTCCATGATCATTTTTTAGGGTAACACCAATAGATTTATTCTCACTATCTGTTGAATAGTATAAAGATAAATTAGCAATGTCCTTAAGCATTAGGGCTGCACTCTTTACACGAGTATAAACCCAAAATTGGATATCAGGATGATTAAGGATAACATGCTTCCATGCGAATGTATAAGTATCGTTAAAGAAATCTCCGTCCCAATGTATACGGAATAACATAGGCGCTTCACGCTTTACACAATCTGCCTTGAAGTCTGCAATCATTTCTTCAAGCAATGCTTCAATGGTGTCATGGTCTGCGTCTTTAACTAATTCCCAATTGTGCAATAGGTTTTTCTTTACTGTTGGGAATACCTTTTCCAATTTGCCTGCATAGCAAACACTCTCGCAGACACTCGTAGCGCCAGGACATGAATAGTTTTTTCCTGCGGGTAATCCGAAAGTGTTAGCGATACTTGCTTGTTTTCCATTTGGTGTGACTGCATTTGCTACTTTCCTGTCTTTGCTTCTAAGTAATTTACTCATGGTGGGAGCCTCTTTCTTTCTTTAATTCTAACATAAGGGACTGACAATTTTTTCTGTTGTATTTTTTCTTATTGGGTACGGCAGAGGCAGCGTTAGACCTACGTAATTCCATAAGCCTACGTAATTCCTCTTTGGTTTTTTTCATACTTAATCTTAGCAGATTTGGGGAAAAATGTCAATTCTTACGTAAACACGACACGCCCGACTGCGTTCGAAAATTTTGTGCGGGGAAGCACACAAAATCTTTTTTAATTATTCGTCAGCGTCTACGTAAACGTAAAGAGAAACTGATTCATCATACTTAAACTGCACAATGTCTTTATCACCAAAATCGGTTTTATAAGCAACGGCATATAAATCGCCTGTTTCATCGGATGCAATTCCAAGTACTTCAACAACCTCACCCTCAACCATGATTAGATCTTCAATCATCAATTGATCAGGTGTTAGGCTATCTGCAAATTTTAGTTCCATATTAGATATTGTAACAGTCATTTTAACGTGCCCCCGCAATCATTAGTAGGAATAAAAAGCAGCCTGCAACAAATAAGAATTCTATCACTCAAGCCCCAATCCTAATTCATATCCTGCATCTTCTTCACCATAGTATTCATCATCTTGTGGCAACCAAAAATCCAAGTGGTGTTGTTCAATGATAGCCCATGCTGGTGCATGACTCATGCCCTTATAGAATACGCCTTCTGGCATAGCAATAAATCGCATAGCATCGTTTTCATAGTATGCATCAATAGCATCAATGCAAGGTTGCACCATGCTTAGTGGTACTGGTGGATAGTGATTACCTTGCAAGTGATAACCAATAGCCTGTTCAAGTGGTAGGTCTAAGTTTGTTGCTAGGTCAATTCCTGTCATGCTTCCCATTATCGTGTTGTTACCTTTCCCATGCGGTCAATTACTTTTGTATGCATTTTGCCTGACGGCTCTGATAAATTAATTGTTGAGTATTCGTTAGCAAAGCCTACATCAACAAAGCGTTGGTATGCTTCCACGGCAGATAAAGCATCTGAGTAACGACCAACCCAATTAGGCTTAGGGGCTGAGTCATAGGTAACTGTTATTGAGTATAAGTATTCATTATTCATTATGCGTTCTCCAATGTGTATTCATTTAATTCATTACTAGCATACCATTCGGTGTATTCATTTTCAAGTGACACGCCTAGCGCACACTCACAAAATTCTGAGTCAAATTCGCCATGACCATTACCCCAAAATAGGACACCCTCATCATAGCAATCTCTGCAATTAAAATCTTTCATTATTTATTCTCCTGTCTTTACTGCTAAATAGCGGTAAGTATCTTTTAAGTTAAGTGGTGCTGAGTAGTGGGGGCGTACCTGCACTTTGTATGTATCGCAATTTGCATACCATACATCATTTGTTTTTTCTGCATCAATAATTTCTCCCGTAAGTGTGCGGGACTTATAAGTTTTTCCTACAAGTAGGTTTTCTATTGTATAGACATTTGCTGACATTTGCCAACCTCTTTCTTTTTGTTTAATTACTTTATTACTCTGTAATCCTATCATGGCAGGCTGACAAATGTATAGTTACTAGCGAGTAATCTTAAATAATGAGACGCTCAACCAATGTGATAAACCTCACAAATCTAAGCCTGTGGATAACTTTGTGGACGACACGCCCGAACGGGTCGAAAAATTTTTGAGCAGTTTAGAATCTTGCTCAGGATTTTGTTTTACTTTTTAAGTCTTTCAGTTCGCAAAGCAACTTGCAATCTGCGAATTTCTTTTTCTAGTTTGATGTTATGTTTCCAAAATGCGATCATCATTCCAAGAGATGTGCTGAGTGCAATTATAATTGCAATAAGTGTTCCAGTGTCTAGAATCATGCTTTCACCCCAACACCATCAACGCAAGCGTCATAGAATTTATTTTCATCAAATCTAGGATTATCAGAAGCAAACCATTCGCTAAATTCAAAAACTAATTGGTCAAAATCATTTGAGTCAATGTCATCAACGAATTTATTTAGAATTTTTGCAGTTTCCACATAGTCTTTGCGTGTCATCATTAGTCTGCCACCTTTAGAATTGCGTAGGACCCACCCTCGTTAATTTCATCAAGGATTGGCTTTAGTCGTGGAGCGATTAGGTCCTTAAGCATTGACTCAAGCATTTGAATGCGTAGTGTTTCAGGGAGACTTAGCATTGTTAGAGTAACAGGATGGTCCTCTTTGAATTCAGTGACGAATTTTAGGTTGTGTTCAATTTTCATTTATTAGTTTTCCTATTCTTTTAGTTTGAGTTAGTAAGTGTACGAGTGCCACGAATTGTGCCACTAATTCCAAGAGAGTCGCAAGCGACTTTAACAGATACGCCAACAGGTAATTGTGTTGGGTATTGTGATACGAATTGAGCAACCTGACCTCGTGATGAGAAGTTGATTTTTTTGGTAGAACCTGAAAAGGTTTCTAGTGTTAGAGTGTAAGTCATTTAGTGACTTCCTTTCTTTAAGTTGATAATACTATCCTATCATGGGGGTCTGACAAATTAGGGCACTTATTCGCTAGGCTCACTGTGATACTGGTCACATTTATTTGCTAGGCTCATTGCCTTGTCTGTCCTTATTTAATTGTTATACTAGAAGTATAGCAAGGAAATGTCAAAAAGTCAAGTCCTGCATGGGCGTGTCGTGTGTGATTTACACCACATTACTTATCCACATGACCACAATTAGCCTGTGGATAACTTTTTTCGAAAATTTTTCAGGGGATCAATCCTGAAAAACTTTTCTATTAACTATGAATTGCAATAACAAAAGCAAAACAAGTAATTGCGATTAGAATAACTAACATTAGTTTTCCTCAATTTCATCTAGTAGTTCCCATAGCACGGGTTCTAGTGCAAGGGCTGCCTCATCTAACTTTTCTTGTAAGGTTTTCATTTACTTACCTTCATTCTTTCTAATTATTGCAATGCATTCTCTAATAGCGGTTACACCATTCTGGTCGCCACGATACTCAATGATAAGGTTTTCCAATTCACGAATTGTTTTTTCCATTTATGCAATCTCCAATTCGTTATAGTCAATAACCTGAAAGTCATGTCTTTCTAGTGGCATAGCCTTTAGCCATGATAGTGCAGACTCAAAGTCGTCTGCCTCAATAGTAACCATTAGGTCAAAGTTAAATAGTGTCATTACTTTACCTCCTTGTATAAAAAGTCCCAAGCCTTACGGCATAACACAATTGATTTGCAATTGTCACAACAGATAACCCCATGAGGGTTAAGGTCTAAGTCATAGACATCAACGCTTGCTGATGTAGCCCCACAAACTGAGGGGAGATTAACAAAGGTACTCATCTTTTAAGTCCTTCCTTTCCATAAGTGTTAATAAAATCAGTAAGAGCCATAACGCCCTTGTAGTCTTTACATGCTGGGCAAAATCTATTCCACCCGTCAAATAGTGTTATGCAAAAAGCGCAAATGTTATCCATAGCGCATAAGCCTTGCTCATCTATGAATTGCATAGTGTCAAATGTTTGATTAGTGTTATTCATTTAGTCACATACCAATCTGTCCACATAGGGAATTGTTCTGGGTCACTATCATAGTAGTAACGCTCAATGTTCTGCTCACAATCTGTGCAGAAAGTAAATTGCTCATCACCGATTTCGGAGATAGCGGATACCATAGGGCTATGGTCTTTACATAGTGTGTTTAGTGTAGTCATTTGAGACCACCTTTCTTAGCGGATTTCTTTACCGCCTGTGTTTCTTTATACTGTAAGTGTAGCATGGGGGTCTGACAAATCGCAAGTCCAAAATGGTATCAAAACGGACATTGTGAGACAGGTCACATGTGTTTCATGTCACATTTGAATGGTCAAAGATAAGTATGACCACAATTCTCAGCGTGTCGGTTTGACAAAAACGGGTCGAAAAAAAGTTATCCACAACCCCCTGTGTATAACCTATGTGGTGGAGATCACATTAACTATGCGGCGTGTCGTCTTGACTTTTTGACATTTCTATGTTACACTTGCAGTATTAGATAGTTAAAATCTAACTACTAAACGAAAGGTCACTAACATGAACCCATTTACCGCACTCATTGACTGGTTAGACGAGAACGCAGACTATGCCCCTATCGGAGCCTTTGTAGGCTTAGGCATAGCGATAGCCCTAGCCTTTACGCTTGGAGCGTGACCTAAATCACAAAAATACTTTCCCGACACGCCCGAAAAACAGGCAAATTTGTCAGTCCCCTCTGATAGACTTCCAGTATAAAGATTAACAAAGAAAGGTCAGATAAAATGACACTAGATGAATACAAGGCTTATGTAGAAGCCCAGCGCAAGGAAAGCCTAGCGCAAGCCCTGTCCCTACTAACGAAAGGCTCAGATAAATGAGTACCTATGACAGAATAAGAGCAGAGCAACAGGCTCGCTACGCTATCCAGCGTGAAAAGGATAAGGCTAAGATAGAGGCTATGTTCTCTAACAATTCTCGCCCTCTAAATAACGATTACGAATTAAAGAAAGTAGAAAACTAATGATAAGCAATAACGAGGTAATTGCAGAGATTAACTCTCTCGCTAAGAAACACTATGATGACATGGCACTTGCGTGGTCATGGGGTTGTGCACAAGCACTACTAACAACAGAACAGTTACAGTTAATTCTTGGAATACTAAAAGATAAGGAGACTAACTAATGTTAGACTTTGAGATTGCTTTTGCTACTAAACAATTGTTTGATGAAATGTTAGACGAATCCTATCCAGTAGTTACTATGGGTCAATTAACTTTCTATCCGTCACAGATTCTAAAAGAGTGTGACCCTATTGCCTACAATGAGGCATTGTTAGACTTCCAAGATGCAGTAACAGAAAACGAGGACAACGAATGAACGCTATGTATGCACACACTTGCGAATTTTGTGGTGATACAGGTATCATCATTTTCTCTGAAAAAGAGACCCGCATAGACCCTTGCAAATGTTAGAATAAATCGGTGGCACTAGTGTTAGAATTATTGACGGCACTAGTGTCAAGATCTTTACACACAACCTACTAGTGTGCTCACTATTCAAATTATTTTTATTTTACAAAAGTATGTATCATACACATTTGAAAAATATTCAGATTTTGGCAAAAGTGGTTTTTATAAAATTTTTCAGATTTTGGCGGGATAGGGTATAATTAAAACATGATCTTAACACAAAAGGCTAAAGACAAAGTAAATGAACTAATACAAGAAACCCGCATATCTATTCCAGACAGAGAGGTATTCCTAAGAATATCTGTCCAGCCTGGTGGATGCTCTGGTTTGAGATATCAGACATACTTTGACTATGAAAAACTAGACGGAGACACAGACTATAACTTTGAAGGTTTTACATTAAAACTAGATAGAATGTCTAATCCATATCTACAGGGTGCTACGTTAGATTTTGTAGACACAATTGAAAAGCAAGGTTTTACAATTGACAATCCTAATGCTCAAGGATCTTGTGCATGCGGAGACAGTTTTAACTAATTTCGAGGGGAATTAAATGGCCATACTAGATAACGTAGATAACAATACATATCCACTGTTTGAGACAGAATCCACATCTCTGGCTGTAAAAATATTTTCAGAAACCTGTTGCAATGGATGTAGTTGTCAATCAGAGTCTGATCACATAAAAGAATAACTTTTTGTTATACTTAATAAACTTTAATCTTCTACTAAATTATTTTTAATTTCTGTTAAAACTTTTTCTCTAAGTCCAGCATTTTTAAATCTCTCATATCTTGATAAAAGTGATGTTCTTTTACCCATAATTAAGGTTGAGGTTAAACAAGAACTAAGATATTGTTCTAGTCTTGTATTTAAATTAAATCGTTTTAATATAATCGGTCTGTCAGTTAAAAATTCTACATAGAACAATGGCTCATTTTCTTTAATAATAATATCTCCAGAATTTTGCCAGGTTTGTATTTCAAAATTATATGGTCTAAACCATTGACCAATATCAAATTTTCCTGGAACGGCAGCGCCATAATTTGTATATCCTGGCTTATGAAAATATGGGGGTGTAAAAGAAGCAACAAGTGGTTCATCAGCAAAAAACAATGTTCTATGCTCTAACTCTATACTCGGCCCAAACTCAAAAGCCTTTTTTCTAATCTGTGGACCAAGTTTATATGATAAAGGATCTATAATCTCTACACTTTCTTTACCATCTTTAAAATCATACATATAATGACAATCCTGACCAGATCTAAAGACAAGCACATCTTTATATACTCCGTTAAATGCAGGACACATTAGTATATTGGGCTTTGGAGTGTTATCTACCTTGCTTTCATTCATTTCCTGAAATAATGATTTTGGCTTTAAATAAAGCAAAGACCAGTTTTCATTAAGTATTCCCCAGTATACTGTTATTGGTTTCTTTGACATGTTACCACTTACCCACTGGACACTTGGCATTTGCCAACATAGACTTAGCCTTCATAAAACAACCACACTTCTTACATGTCTGGCTACCTTTGCGAAAGAACTCACAACCCTTACAAATCTCTAATCGGTACTCTGCTACCTCTTCAGGAGATCTAGGGGATCCATTAAATAAGTCCCAAGGCTTTACATCATCACTCATTTATCTATTATAGCCCATAGGGAGATATAAGTCCAATGTTTGACAATGTTAGGTATGTAATTCCTTATGTTGTCAGGGGTAGGTTTGTATACTCTATTTTTCGGCTTAACCTATATCCCGCCGAAATAATGCTATAATGTATATATGGCTGAACATTCATTAATAGCGGTAAGTAACTCTGCTGCGACTCGTTTGACACCTGGCGGAACTCATTCTGGAATGGATGTTACAATTCAAAATGTCAATGCATCAGGTTATATTTATATTGGCGTTGACGATACTGTAAACGCTACAAATTACGGCTTTAGAATTATGCCAAACCACTCAATTTCTTTTGAACTTGCAGGCGGAGATACACTTTACGGCTTTGCTTCTGCTGCAGACATGAACGCTGCTGTTATTAAAATTAATTTAGAATCTGGATCGTAATGGCACGGTTTACTCATCCAGCATTTGGTGATATCGGCGGCCTTACAACCGAAACAAAAACATGGACACCTGTTTGGAGTGGAACTGGACTTGCTTTTACTGGAACACCTACAAGTGGTCATTATATTCAAATTGGAAAATTAGTTCATTTTAATATTTTAGTATCTTGTGCAACTGTTACTAATTTTGGATCTGGACAATATCATTTGACATTGCCTATTGCGTCTGGTTATCATTATGCATTTAGAGATGGCGGTATTCATCATCCAGCACAGAACTATCACTTTCAACTAATGGCAGATGCAGAACCAAACTCAACTGACTTAGAACTATATTACACAGCATCAAATGGATTAGACGGTGCAGTAGATCATAACTCTCCACATACGTTAGAAACAGGAGATTTTTTCTACGTTACTGGTACATATATATCTATTTAGTCTTAAATAATGATATAATAATCTCATTATGACAACCACCGATTGGGCTCAATTTATTCTTGCTTTGCTTTCAATTGGAACAGTTGTAGTAGGCTCAATTCGCTGGTATATAAAGATTCAAGTTACCCCAATAAAAGAAGCAGTAGATGATATCCGTTCAGAAACTAAAACAAATGGCGGATCCAGCATGCGTGATGAGATTAAGTTCATTAAACTTGAGCAAGAAAGATCTGCAAAAACACGTGCAGTCTATAATGACAAACTAGATCATATGTACGATATACTTATTAACTATATATCTAAAAATTCTAAATAACTACTATATATAATATATAAGATATCTTTTAAAAACTTAACTACAGTATATTCTTTTCTTATATATTTTAAGTATACACTAAAAGTTCTTAGTTTTCAACTTTTATACCCTGGCTGATTATAACTTTTTATAACAATTTTAAATATATACCAATTATAACTTTTTGTTACTATATATATAACTTTTTGTTATAGTCCTATATATACTGGTATAAATTAATGTTATAATGTGAAGGCTGGCACTCTAGATTGCTCCCCCACCCCACTGCGTCTAGAGTGTCCAGTTATGAATTATGGTATAATCTAATATTATGTGCTCTCCTGCGATAGAAAAATTAGGTGCTACACCAGCCAACATACAGTGGACAGTTGTCCGTGGGGATACTGGAACGCTTAAGGTAGAGTTCTTTGAAGATGACGAAGTAACCCCATACGATACAAGCCAATGGGAGTTTTCAGCAACATCATATGATCCATCTGGAGATATACTTGACGAATTAACAGTTGAGACATATGAAGATGGAATTGTATACATTATTGCTAAACCAGATATTACATTATTCTGGGGAGGATCAAAATATAAGCCAGTTGTAGCAGAACTTAGATTTGACCTTACCGCTACTATTCCAGGAGATGGAGTTTCTGGTGGAGGCGGGGATGATGAAACAACTTGGACACCAGTAGTAGGAACAATCTGCGTACTAGGTGACGTAAGCGGTACATTATGATAGTTAAGGTTTCTCCAGCAACACCAAATATTGCCCCTGTTATTAAGGTTGGCAAAAAGACTTACAGAACTCAGTCAAAGTAGGGGAGGGGTCTATGGCAACTAGCATGGATCCACCTCAGCCACTAAAAAAGAAAAACTATCTTGACGCAGTAAAATCTTCAAGTCCACAAGAGATAAAAGAGTACTTAGCCGTTCCTGGAATTCAGGGTGAACGTGGTGAGCCTGGACCTAAAGGAGATAAGGGTGATAGAGGCGATACGGGTCCACAAGGACCAAAGGGTGACACAGGTAAGCCTGGTCCTCAAGGAGAGCGTGGAGAGCCAGGAAAGGGTGCTGAAGGATATGATTCAGCATCTGGACAGTATCCAGGATGGGCATACTATAAAAATGCATCAGATAGACCAACTCAACTTGGACCACAAAGAGGAGATGATGGTTGGGTATCAATAAACTTTAACCCAGACATTTCATTGTCTGAAGAAACCTACATTCCAAAAGGATCTAGTTCTTTATGGCTTACAGATATCGGAATCTTTAACTTTAAATCTTTAAAACTTGGAGCCAAGGTTGATATTAGATATGATTTTACTATTTCAACTGAATCAAACTACACTGAACTTTGGATGAGGACTTTTAATGAAAAATATAAACAATCTCCAACCTCATATGTTGCAAACCTAAAATATCAATATTCCTACGATATGTCTTTTTGTCAAACCTTATACATAGATGACCAAAGAATTAAAGGCTATGGAGCAAAGCCTCAAGCAAGAACTGACATGGAAAGTGTTATAGTTTTAAATGGCCTATATATATCAGTCTGTTAATGGTATAATAAAGCAGGAGGAATAATGGCATTTCCAGGCACATATAATTTTAGTTATTACCGTGGTGACACGTATCAATTTGTAATCCGTCCAAAAAATGCAAACGGAACAACTTTTGCTCTTGACGATTATGCATGGAATGCAGATTTTACTATTGCAAACAGACGTGGTAGCACAGGCACACAGATTTCTGCAACAGCAACAGTAGACACAGCCAATGACATTATTACTTGTACAATAACTGGATCCCAGGGAAGACAACTTGTTGCTGGAACAACATATGTTTATGACGTTCAAATAGACAATGGCGCTGGAGTTATTTTTACATTACTTACTGGTTCAATAACAGTTACAGATGATGTTACTGGAGCAGTATAGTGCCAGATGTAGTTCTATCAAACGATGATTTAACAGTCCTGGCTGGTCCTTCAAACATTGAGTTGCTTGTTGATATAGGACCAACTGGAACTCGTGGAAGTAAATTTTTTGTTGGCATTGGAAATCCAAACTCTATTGGTGGACTAGACCCAATATTAAACGATATGTATATTAATTCTGCTCCAGGAGAAAACTATGGATATTTGTACCAATATGTTTCTGAGCCTGGTGGCAGTTCTTGGGTAGAAGTTTTAAAAATTAACCCAACAATTTACTCCAAGTTGCATACAGTCACATTCTCATCTGGAACAAGTGCTTCAACAGGTAGTGGATCAGTTATAATTCCTTTGGCAGACATTTCTACAGCATCAGGACTTGCTGCAGAAAACTTTAGTATTCAATATTCAATTCAAAACCCAAATCCAATAGCATCTTCACTTTCTTTAGTTGAGGTATCTGGAACAGATTTAGTAATAAATCTTGAAGCATCAGAATATGATGGCACATGGGGCCCTCTTGACACAGAAACATCTGTTCATATTTTTATTACGGTTGTGCTATAATGAATGAGGTGAAAAAACATGGCATCTGAAACAATTGGAGCAATTTATCCTACGGAAATTCCTGGGTATGCGGATAACGCTGATATTCAGGCTGCATTTAGACTATATCACTATGGTTCTTTAGAGTATGATACGGCAGAAACAGACACTGCAGAATTAGTTAATCCATCAATTGCTTATAGTCTTAATGATTTGCAAGTTCAAATAACAAACTTAGATCCATCTGGAAGTGTGTCAAAATCAGTAATTGATGCAAAGGGTGATTTAATAGTTGGAACTGCAAATGACTCTGTGGACAATCTTTCCGTTGGCAGTAACGATTTTATATTAACTGCTGACTCTTCTCAGACACTTGGAGTTAAATGGGCAGCACCTGCTGTTGGTTTAACAAACTCTGTAACTCTTACAAACAAAACTCTTACATCTCCAGTATTAACAGCACCCAGCATAACTGGAAAAACATCAATAGAGCAAATACTTGAAAAAATTACTGTCTCTGCAACCGCTGCAACTGGAACAATAAACTATAACTTAATCACAAACGGAGCAATTTTATACTATACTTCAAATTCTTCTGCAGACTGGACACTAAATATTCGTGGAGACAATACAACAACATTAAATTCATTAATGTCTATTGGTCAGTCACTAACTATTGTATTTTTAGTAACTAATGGATCTACAGCATATCTTCAGACTAGTCTTCAGATTGATGGAAATGTTGTTACACCAAAATGGCAAGGCTTTGCACCAACAAACGGAAATGCTTCATCAATTGATGCATATACGGTTACTGTTATTAAAACTGCAAATGCTACCTTTACCGTTTTAGAGGCACAGACCAAGTTTATATAAAAATACCCCCAAGGATAAAACCAAGGAGGTATTTTATTTGTATAAAACTATTTAGGAAACTTGCTCATCCACATTCTAGTCTTAGGTGTTATGCCCTTCCAAGAAGACCAATCTTCTCCACCCCTTGACATATAGTGCGCTATCTCAGCATTTTTTACAGGATTGAATAGTTCAGCATTAGAGTCAAGATCAAACTTTTCTCTTCTATCTGGACCAAGGTTATCAATCATATTAATTTGAAACATACCATAGGATGAGTCACCAGTCTTATGGTTTCCATTAAATGCTAAAGGACGACCATTAGATTCTTTCTTAGCAATAGCCCAAGCCACAACTAAGTCCTTACCCCTAAACCCCACAAGGTAAAGAAGTTCTTTTAACTCACGATCTGTGAGGTGTGTCTTATTCTCATAACTTTCTAATTTATTTGCTTTAGAAACAACAAAAGCCACCTTGTGGGTGGCAGCAGGGTTTTCAGCCTGTTTAATTAGTAAATTATTTTCCGTACTTGACGCATTGGCAAAGTTGCTAAATGGTGCAACAACCCCTACCATTGCTAGGATTCCAATCCAAGCCTTTAAATCTCTTCTCATAATAAAAACCTCCTAGAGACTAAAAATGCTACTTGTTAGTAGCATGTATTAATTATAACATGGAATTGGGTCATAAGTCAAACTTTAGATAACATTTTGATAACTTTTTAATTTTTATGCGGGTAAGTGGTATAATAATAAGTACTATGGCTACTGGCTCAACTACTAACTATGATCTTCCTTATCCCGTTTTAAGTGACCCTGTTAATGTTCATGAAGATATTCAATCACTTGCAGAACGACTAGAAGATATTTTATCTAATGTTGGTGTTCCTTTTATTTCTTTAGAAGTTAGAAATGTAACAGGTTCAACAATTGCTAAAGGAACTCCAGTATATATTTCTGGGTACTCAACAAAACCAACAATTGCAAAATGCGATTCAGACAACTTAGCAACTTTTCCAGTTGTAGGAATAACACAATCAGCAATATCAACTGGGACAGATGGAGTAATAATTGTTTCTGGAGTATTTGAAGGAATTGATACTTCTGCATTTGCCGCAGGAGATGTGCTATATGTTGCAAATGGTGGAGGACTAACTGATAGCGCTATATCTGGTGCAGTAGCAGTTGTTGCAACTTCAAATGCTTCAACTGGAACAATAGTTGTTGGTCAGCCAAAAGGAAACGGAACATGGGGGGCATTAAAAAATGGCCTCTCATAATGGTATAATTTAAAAATGGCTATATTAAGAAATCAAGCACAAGAAAACTATCTTGTTGGTTTGAAGCCTCCTACCGTAACTTGGACGGTAGTTAGAGGCGATACAGCAGCATTTAGAGTTTATGTAACAGATGACAATAAAGATCCACTTACAATTGCAGACTGGACTATTGCTATGGAGGTAAAGAGACCAAATACAAAGCCTGGAGACTTTACAGATAACGCAGAATTAATTGTTGAACTAGAACCAATTCCAACAGATGCTGATGGACCAGGAGAGTTTACAGTTTCTATAATTGCATCAGAGTCAGTGCTTCTTGAGACTGGTGATATTTTTGATATTGAACTAAGTGATGAGTCAAGAGTCTGGACAGTTGCTCGTGGCACTGTTGTTGTTATTGAAGATGTTACAAATAGCGAAATAGTTTCATAACTATGGCATCTGCAGTAATCATTGATGATACCCTGCAAAAAGCAAGGGTAATTAAAGATGTAAATCACCCAATAACAAATATAATACCTGTAACTAGAGGTGTTCGTATTAATGAAGTCCTTCCATTTAGAGTCAGATTTACTACCATAGGTTTGGCTGGAGCAAATGCCAATGTTCCAGGAATTGGTTTGCAAATCATTGGAATCAATAACTATATACTTTAATAATGTGATATAATTTGGGCATGGCCAGAATATCAATAGCAAGCGTAAAATCTTTCTTCCAGACAGGCGATAGACCTACTGAAGAACAATATGTAGATTTAATTGATACCGCAACAGCACAAGCAACAGATTTGGGTTCTGCTGGTAACAATGAGTCAACAATCAACGGCATTGAAAACACCACAATCTTTGATAATTTTGATGCCACACTATGGAGATCTATGAAGTACACGATCTCACTTAAGAAGAGTACTGGAAATAAGTACTACACAACAGAATTAACCATCCTTCCTGACGGTACAGATGTAAATGTCAGCGAGTATGGTTTTGTAGACAATGATGGGAATATTGGCACCATTAATGTCTCTAGGGCTGGAAACACAGTTTCACTATCTGTAGTTCCAGTAGGTGGGCAGACCCCGATTACCCTACGCTACATGCGTATGGGCTTGAAGGCTTAACCAAGGAGATAAGAAATGGCAACAGTAACAAAAGATTTTAGAGTAAAAGCGGGATTAGTAGTTGAAGGATCAACTGCAACCGTTGCTGGTCACGATATACTTACAGAAGCATTAGTAGATGCAAAAGGTGATTTACTAGTAGCCTCTGGTGCAGATGCGGTAACTCGTGTTGCACTAGGACAAAACGGATATATCCTTACAGCAGACGATTCACAAACAGCAGGTGTTAAGTGGGCAGCAGCCCCAGCAGTTGGAACATTTGAGTCAAGCGTTACATTTGAAGGTGCAACAGCAGATTCATATGAGACAACACTTACAGTAACAGACCCAACTGCAGATCGTACAATCACACTTCCAGATGCAACAGGAACGGTAGCACTTACTGCAGATATCACATCAGCAATCAATGCATTGTCAACAACTGATATTGAAGAAGGCACAAACCAATATTTTACAGATGAAAGAGCACAAGACGCAGTTGGAAACAATGTTGGAACTGGTCTTACCTATAATGATGGAACAGGTGCAATTTCTGTATCAGCAAATACTTATGATGCATACGGTGCAGCATCAGCAGCACAGACTGCAGCAGAGTCAACTGCTTCAGGATATGTATCAACACACGCAGGTCTTACAGAAACACACGGTGCAACAGGTGCAATCGTTGGTACAACCAACGAGCAAACACTTACAAACAAGACTCTTACATCACCAGTAGTAAATGGAGATGGAGTTGTATTTGAAGGTGCTACAGCAAATAACTTTGAAACAACACTTACAGTAACTGATCCAACAGCAGATCGTACAATTACTATTCCAGATGTCACTGGTACAGTCGTTACAACTGGAGATACAGGATCTGTAACAAACACAATGCTTGCAGGATCAATTGCAAATGACAAACTTTCAAACTCAGCAATTACTATTAATGGTACATCAACTTCTCTTGGCGGATCACGCACACTAGGATCTGATGACATTGCAGAAGGCTCAACCAACAAGTATTTCACAGACGAGAGAGCACAAGATGCTGTAGGAAATGCAGTCGGAAATGGTCTTGACTATGATGATTCAACAGGTGCAATTTCTGTAGACCCTGCAGAGTTTGCACTAAATGCTGTTGGAGCACCAACTGCAGCAGTATCTATGGCTACATACAAGATTACAAGCCTTGGAACACCAACTGATGCAACAGATGCAGCAACAAAGGCTTACGTAGACTCAGTAACAGAAGGTCTACACATTCATGAGGCAGCAGTAGCAGCAACAACTGCAAACGTAAACCTTGCTAATGCTCTTGAAAATGGAGATACATTAGACGGAATTACTCTTGCTACTGGTGATCGTATTCTTGTTAAGAATCAGACAACTACATCTGAAAACGGTATTTACATAGTTCAGGCTTCAGGACAACCAACTCGTGCAACTGACTTTGATACAGCAACAGAGGTTGACTCTGGAGACTTTATCTTCGTATACTCAGGAACAATAAACGGTTCAACTGGTTGGGTACAGACAAACAAGCCAGCAACTATTGGAACAGATCCAATCTTGTTTACACAGTTCTCAGGTGCGGGTACATATCTTGCAGGTAACGGATTAACTCTAACTGGTAACTCATTTAGCATTAATACAGGAGTTACAGTTGATCTTTCTACCGCTCAAACACTAACAAACAAGTCAATCAGCGGTTCAGCAAACACACTTACAAACATTCCAAATAATGCTTTGACAAACTCAGCAATTACAATCAACGGAACATCTACCTCACTTGGTGGAACTCGTACACTTGTAACAGATGATATTGCAGAAGATGGATCACCAACAAACCTATGGTTTACTGACGAAAGAGCACAGGATGCAGTTGGTAATGCTGTAGGAACTGGTTTAGCATATAATGATGGAACTGGTGCACTTTCTAACACAGGTGTTCTAAGTGTTACAGGAACAGCAAATCAGGTTGTAGCAGATGCTTCAACTGGTGCAGTAACTCTATCACTTCCACAAAGCATTCATACAGCAGCAACACCAACATTTGCGTCAGTTTCTGTTGGTTCTGGATCAGTTACAGCAGGTTCTGTAACTCTTGCAGATGCTCTTGTTGGTTCTGCTCTAGCAACAGCATCAACATCAGCAACAACAATTGATACATGGTCAGCAACAACATACTCAAGCGCTAAGTACCTAGTTCAAATGAAAAAGGGTAACGACATTGAGGTTATTGAAGTCCTAGTAACAATTGATGGAAATAACAATGTTTACCTAACAGAGTACGCAGATGTAATTAGTAACGAAGTTCTTGGAACAACAAATGCTGTATACAGCAGCGGAAATGTTCTACTACAGGTTACTGGTGCATCAGCAGATACTGCTGTTAAGGTAGTCAAGACCTACATAGAAGCATAATTAGAGACGGGAGTCAACTGTGACAACAACTAATAGAGACTTTAAGGTAAAGCATGGGCTATCAGTAGCCGAAGGCGGTACTTTTGGTCAGGCTGTCACAGTTGGCACTCCAACTGAAAATGGACATGCTGCAACTAAACTTTATGTAGATAGCAAAGAGGTTGTTGTTGCACAAGGTAGTACACCACCTAACACAGAAAATTCATCAAATGGTGAACTTTTTATTGATACTGCTGAAAACAGACTTTTATTTTATTATAATGGTCAATGGAACACACTTGCATTACTAAATGACACAATTGAAATAGCACAACACATCCACGATACATCAATCGGAGGAACTGGTTTGATTGTTTCAACATTTAAAGATGCAGGATTTTACAACGAGGCTGGCGCAGTAGAAGATGCTGGCTTTTATAATACAAATAGTTGGTCTGTCACATATGATGGCGGAATAGCAACAGAAGTATTTAACTAATACTCTGATATAATATGAACATAGACCCCTGGAGGAGTAAATAATGGCAACAAGAATGCAACAGCGTAGAGGTACCGCTATACAGTGGACATCTTCTAACGACGGCGACGGTCCAATCCTAAATGCTGGTGAAATCGGCTGGGAGTCAGACACAAATAAATTTAAAATAGGTGATGGAGTCTCCTACTGGGCAGACCTAACCTATTTCGTAGATGCTACAGATGTTATTCAGTCATCTCTTGGAGCATACCTACAGGATTCAGATGTCGGAGCAGTATCTGGTGTTGCAGGACTTGATTCAAACAAGAACCTAATCGTTCCTGGAGCATCTATCATTGTAGAAGGCGCAACAGACAACGCCCATGAAACTACTTTAACTGTCACAGACCCAACAGAAGATCGTACCATTACATTTCCTAATGCAACGGGTACAGTTGTTTTAAAAGATTCAACAGACACTCTTACAAACAAATCAATCTCCCTTGCTACAAACACAGTAAGTGGAACAACTGCAGAATTTAATACTGCACTTTCAGACTCTAACTTTGTAACTACTGGAGATACTGGAACAGTTACAAGCACAATGATTGCTGATGGAACAATTGTTAACGCTGATATTAATGCCTCTGCAGCAATTGCACAGTCTAAGATTGATGGACTTACAACAGACCTTGGAGCCAAACTAGCCCTTGCTGGCGGTACTATGACTGGTGCTATTGCAATGGGAACAAACAAGATCACTGGTCTTGGAACTCCTACAGATTCTACAGATGCAACAACTAAGGCATATGTTGATGCAGTTACAGAGGGACTACACATTCATCCTTCTGTTGTCGCTGCAACAACAGAAAATGTTACATTGGCAAGCGCTCTAGAAAATGGAGATACTCTTGATGGAGTAACTCTTGCAACTGGAAATAGAATTCTTGTTAAAAACCAAACAACACAATCAGAGAATGGTATTTATGTAGTTGCTGCTTCTGGAGCACCTTCTAGAGCAACTGATTTTGATTCTCCTGCTGAAATTGATGGCGGAGACTTCGTGTTTGTAACTGGTGGAACAGCAAATGACAACACAGGCTGGGTACAAGTAAATACAGTTGGAACAGTAGGAACTGATGCAATTGCCTTTACCCAATTTTCAGGTGCAGGAACTTATACTGCTGGAAATGGTTTAACATTAACTGGTACAGCATTTAGTATTAACACTGGAACAACAGTTGATCTAAACACCGCACAAACTTTAACCAATAAGACATTAACAAGTCCAACACTTACTACACCAGCACTAGGAACACCAGCATCTGGAACTCTTACAAACGCAACTGGATTGCCAGTAGATACAGGTATCTCAGGTCTTGGAACAGGCGTGGCAACATTCCTTGCAACTCCATCATCTGCAAACCTTGCATCAGCAGTTACAGGTGAAACTGGTTCAGGAGCACTTGTTTTTGGAACATCTCCAACTATTGCTTCTCCAATCTTTACTGGAACAACAGATATTCAGCAAGTTCTTGAAAAGGTAACAGTTGCAGCAACAGCAGCAACAGGAACAATCAACTATGATTTGCTTACAAATGGTGGAGTTACATACTACACATCAAATGCGTCTGCAAACTGGACACTAAACATTCGTGGTAATGGTTCAACTACACTAAACTCAACAATGGCAACAGGAGAATCGCTAACAATAGCCTTCTTGGTTACTAACGGAGCAACTCCTTACTACCAGTCTGGATTCCAGGTTGATGGCAACGCTATTACTCCTAAGTGGCAGGGTGGAACTGCCCCTAGTGGTGGAAATGCCTCATCTATTGATATTTATTCAATAACTATTATTAAGACAGCAGATGCAGCATTTACAGCATTTGCTGCTCAAACAAAGTTTGCATAATATCTATAGAAAATATGGTATTATGGACTGCAAGATAGTTTGTAGTAAATTTTATAGAATAGAGGAACTAGATGAATGAGAAGAAATTAGTATTAGTTGTAGATAACAAGGTTATTGAAGTAGCAACTTCTATTAACGGTGTTATAACTATATTACACCAAGTTGAAAAGCCTGAAAACCACTTGAAGAAAAATCCTTTTGTTATGGACATAACATCACTAGACGAAGATGTTCGTCCTGGATGGATATATAATCCAATAACTAAGGAACTTTCAGAGCCAACCGTATAAGGACTATAATATATCATAAAGATGATATAATACTAAAATGATGAATATGTTAAGAATAACAACTAATAACTTTAATAAGGAGGTTATGAAATGCCATTAATGGGAACTCGTGGTGGAGGGTCTGTAAGAGGTTTTGGGCGCTTTGGAAAAAACCTGCTTTTAATATTTGTTGATACATTTAGTAGATCAACATCGGGATCACTTGGAGTTTCAAGTGATGGAAAAGGTGTCTGGAAAAACGTTAGAGGAACCTGGCAGGCAGATGGAAGTTCTGCTGCTTCACAAACTGGAGCATCAAACAATAACATTGCTGTTGTAGACATGGATTCATCAAAAATTTCAAATCTTCAGGTAGATACTGGAACAAGCGGAGGAGTAGGTTTATCCTTTTGGGTAACTGACGCTAATTCTTGGTGGGGAATTTATCCAAATTATAGAACAACAACTTCCTCTCAAACAATTCAAACATGTACTGGTCCAGGTCTTAGTGGTACTTCTCCTTATCCAGGATCAGGGTGTGCTGGTACTTGTGTAAATGTTGCGCTTCTTGCTCAATGTACTTTTGGTCAACAATGGGTTGGGTATGAGCCTTCAAATAACGGCTGTGTTCCAAGTCAAGACTACGGCGGACCTTGCCAATATGGCTACTGGGGATATTACTGTGTAGGTGGTCAATGTACAACAAATGCCACTATTGCAAACTCAACACAAACAACCACAACATATCATTCTGAAATTAAAATTGATAATGCAGGTGGAACCCAACACACAAACACATATTCCAGCGGTGGCGGGTTCTCAAAGACTCAATCAATAGGAGTTTCTACATCTGGAGATACAATTAGTTATTCAGCATATAATTCAACAGGAAAGGGGGGATCAGTAATTGCAAGTTCATCAATTACACCATCCTCTCCTACTAAGGGTGTAGGTGCTGGAATATTCCAAGCATCCTCTGCTAATGACCAAGGATCAACAGTGGATAATTTTGGTGTTGAAGTAACACCTTAATGGGGGAAAAATGACAGATAAAAATGATAGACCAGCCAGACCATGGGACTTATTTAATAAAAACATTGGTAGGGTAGCAACAATAGTTGCAGAAAAAAGATTGTCTATTTGTGAGACTTGTCCTAGTTTCATAAAAACAACTACACAATGCAAAGAATGTGGTTGTATAATGAGATTAAAGACAAAACTTCCAAATGCATCATGCCCAATTGGAAAATGGGCAATAGAAACAAACTTACACAACAAGGAGATATAATAAATGACAGATCAAGTTAACGAACTTACGCCAGTTAGAGTGGCATTTGTGATAGACAATGTAGTTGCAGATGTACTACACACAGATGAAAGGCTTGCTTCTATATTTTTAAGCAATCCACTTGTTGTCGATATTTCAGATTTTGAAAATAAAGACAAAATTTCAGTTAATTCAGAGTATGATCCAGCAACTGGAGAGTTTACTGATGCACCACCTCCAGAGGTTAATACAGATATAGAAGTTATTTCTGTAGGCGAACCTGAGTAAACAGTATAACAATATAGTCACTACTTTACTAAACTTAAAGTGCTATACCTTAACATTAGGTATAGCCTTTTTGTTTTGCGCTTGAATTGATTTAATAATTATGATATACTTGAGACCACTTTGGAAAACTCAAAGTACTCATATAAATTTGCTAAGAAAGGTAAATAAATGTCAGAAGTTTTTTCGTTTCGTCTATCAGAAGATTTTGTAAATAAATATAATAACGTTCCAGCGCCATTTGGTTTTTCAGATGCTGGATCAAACTCTTTAGGAGAGGTTACATTTATTCGTACATATTCTCGTGTTAAAGAAGACGGTACAAAAGAACGCTGGCATGAAGTTTGTCGTCGTGTAATTGAGGGTATGTATTCAGTACAGAAGAATCATGCTAAAGATAATCGTTTGCCATGGAATGACAACAAGGCACAAAAGTCTGCACAAGAAGCATTTCAAAGAATGTTTGAATTAAAATGGACACCACCAGGTCGTGGTCTTTGGGCATTTGGAACACCTATGACTATGGAGAAGCGTAACTCTGCTTCTCTTCAAAATTGTGCAATGGTTTCAACAAGAGATATTGATCGTAATGATCCAGGTGCCTTATTTGCCTGGGTAATGGATGCATTAATGTTGGGCATTGGTGTAGGGTTTGACACCCTTGGACAAGATAAGCAAATGTCTATTTATGCACCTACTGAGCCTGCATCTATTTATGAGATTCCTGATACTCGTGAAGGATGGGTAGAGTCTGTCCGTCTTTTAATCAACTCATTCCTTCGTCAAAATCAACCTATTCAAGAGTTTAACTATGACCTTATCCGTCCTCTAGGAGCACCAATTAAAGGCTTTGGAGGGGTAGCAAGCGGTCCAGCACCGTTAATTGATCTACATACCCGTATTCGTAATGTTGTTGGTTCTAGAGCAGGTGAAGCACTTGATAGCCGTGCTATTGTTGATATTGTAAATCTTATTGGAACCTGTGTTGTTTCTGGTAATGTTCGTAGGTCTGCAACACTTGCACTTGGAACTCCAGAAGATGATGGATTTATTAATCTTAAGAATCCAGAAGTATTCCCAGAGCGTAACTCGTATGATCCAGAAAAACCAGGCTGGGCATGGATGTCTAATAATTCTATTTCAGCAACAGTTGGAACAAAGTACGAAGACTATGTAGATTTAATTGCAGACAATGGAGAGCCAGGTTTTATTTGGCTAGATGTTGCTCGTAATTATGGCCGACTTGCTGATGCTCCTGATTACAAGGACACTCGCATTATGGGCTTCAATCCTTGTGCGGAGCAGCCATTAGAGTCATACGAATTATGTACACTTGTAGAAGTGCACTTGAATCGTCATGAATCTAAGGAGGACTTCCTCAAGACATTGAAGTTTGCATATCTTTATGGAAAGACTGTAACTCTTATGCCTACACATTGGCAACAGACAAACGGCATCATGCAAAGAAATCGTCGCATTGGAACATCACTAACTGGCATTGCAGCCTTTGCTGATGAACATGGGTTGCCAACAACTCGTGAATGGATGGACGAAGGATATCAAAAGATTCGTCACTATGATCACCAATATTCAGAATGGCTATGTGTTCGTGAATCAGTCCGTGTAACAACGGTTAAGCCTTCAGGATCTGTTTCATTACTTTCTGGTGCAACTCCTGGAGTTCACTGGGGTCCTGGTGGAGAGTTTTATCTTCGTGCTATTCGTTTTGGAAATACAGATCCAATGCTTCATCTTTTCAAAGCAGCGGGGTATAAGATTGAAGATGATCTAGTATCAGCAAATACCTCAGTAGTTTACTTCCCAGTCGCATCAGGACATAAGCGTTCTGAAAAGCAGGTAAGCCTATTTGAAAAAATTGGTTTGGCAGCAACTGCTCAGAAGTACTGGTCTGATAATGGTGTTTCTGTGACTCTCTCATTTGATAAGGAAGAAGAAAAGAAGTTTGTTGCTCCAGCACTCAATATGTATGAGGGTCAGTTAAAGGCAGTTTCGTTTCTTCCAATGGGTAATAAAACGTATCCTCAGCAGCCATATACAGAAATCACAAGAGAGCAATATAACTCTTATGTTGGCACAATTGGAAAGATTGATTGGTCTGCAATTTATGACGGTAAAGATAATTTAGACGCTGAGTCTGAAAAATATTGCTCAACTGATGCATGTGAGATTAAGTTATACTAAGCCTCATCCTGCTATAATAAGGGTATAGGAGAACAATGTCTAACCCATCTAATTTATATGCAGAAAAGATTTTTAGTGAGCATCCTCTGGCTCTTTGGGCTCTAGACGATAAACTTGACTATATTAGCCTAATATCTGAGGCTCAAAGGAATATACTATCTTCTTGGGAAGAGACTAGATGTACACTTTCTTCAGGTGCAGGGTTTATAGGTGAACCATTCCCAGACAGTTATAATACAAAAGTCAGTTGTGATATACCAGTTGGACTAACAAATGAGGCAATACTAAAAAGTCCAGAGATTATAAATTTTCAAGATCTAGACTTATCTCTTGGTACATTTTGTATAGGAACACATTTTTACTCAGCCAGCGTTTATCTTGAGTCTATATCTATTGGATATGAATATACAGACACAACAACATCCCAAGTAGTTCAAAAGTTAAAAACATTTAATACATCCATATCCAACCAGTGGGGTTTTGTTTCAGAAACATTTGAAATACCAAATGAAAACACTAATATAAGATTAGTTATTAAAATAGTAACCAATACTGGTGGAGATAATATTAATGACTATGAGTTTTATTTTAATGGAATATCATTTGGTCAGTGGTCGGAAGACTTTAATGTTGTATCTTTAGGAATTACAACAGAGGCTTTTCCAGCAGGCATTGAACTTACAACAACAAATACAGTAGTAGAAGCACCAGCATACGGAATATCTTCAGATACTGCATATTATCTTGTTAATGGAAATTCTTTAGTAGCAAAAAATACTGGAGTACCATTAGTATTTGGTGCATCTAGCGTTACTAAAATTTTACCTAATGGCGGAGATCCTTCTTTAATTATTCCTGGAAAAGGCTTGCTTCACGAAAAGGGAAGATACAATGACTACACTGTTGAATTTTGGGCAAGAATAAATTGCGACTCAAGTCTACCTAAAAAAATCTTTGGACCAATAGCAAGTCAAGACGGTATATATGTAGAAGGTGGATTCTTAACATTACTTATAGGTGGTAACTTTGCTTCCCACTTTGTTGGTGAGTGGTTTAGACCAATGCTAATTCATTTGAGAGTTGTACTAAATAACGCCACTGTTTTAATAAATGGAGAAGAGGTAATTTCTTTAGATTTTGCAACAGACTCAATTACATTGCCAAGTCTAGATGGTGAAGATTGGCTTGGATTTTATGCACATGAAGATGTGTCACCCGTAGAAATTGATTGTGTAGCAATCTACTCCTATACCGTTCCTAATATTGTAGCCAAAAGAAGATACGTATATGGACAGGGTGTTGGTTCTTCAGAAAGCATTGACTCTGCTTATAGTGGAACAACTGCTGCAATTGACTACTCATTTGCTGACTATACTGCTAACTATAACTATCCAGATTTTGCACAGTGGCAACAGGGATCTTTTGATAATTTATCAACTACCGCAACATCATTGACCACTCCGCAGTACTCTTTACCAACAATCTTTACTGGAACAAAAACATTACAAGACCTATATGATGACTCAAATTATTTATATGATAATCTTACAAGCGGAGACTTAGGAACAGATAGCCACTTTATTTGTTTAAATCCAGACTCTTCTTGGGACTCAGAAGGATCGCACTTTAACTTTCCAAACTTTAATATACTAAATAGTCAAGTAGCAGCACTATACGGTGTCTTTCAGGTAAACCAAGAGGGTAGCGGAACAGATGAACAAGAAGAGATATTATTTAAGATATATAGTCCTAGTACAGGAAATTACTTTTCAGTAAATGTAGATGGTTTAGAGATTGTGTATTCCTTGTTTTACAGCGGTATTTTGCAAGAGATTTACCGTACAGACACATTTGCAGTAGAAGAATTATTTGCTGCAGGAATAAACATACAAGACCTTGTAAATACATTCGGTGGAAACGTTGCAACATTTTTTGGAAATCAGAACTCTTTAAGTCTTTATGTTGGTGGAGATAATAATAAAGATAAAACATTTAAAGGATATATATTCTCAGTAGGATTTTCTACAGCCCTAAACCTTAATAGAATTTCAACTCACTTCAATGACTCTGGTATCGCTATCGTAGACTCATATACTGGAAGCGGTGTTGAAACATCAGAAAACGCCTTGTCTTTACTATCTCATACTGCCAGTTATACACTTATTCCAACATATTCCTACAATAAACTATTCTTAGATATAGGAGTTTCTGGATCTTGGGAAGACTATATGCCTTTATCATATTTTGCACAATATGTACAAAATGATGTTGGAAATTCTTTTTATGACCTAGACTTTTTGCAATTTAATATTGGATACCCATCGCCATCTAGACTCCTAGAGTCAGAAACAACTGGAAGTTGGACATATGAAGACCTATTAATAGAGTACTCTCTTCCAGCACAAAGCACATATCAGCAACTAGATAATGCCCTATTTACTGGCTGGAATAACTATCAAGATATTAAAGAGCGCTCTCTAAGATATTACGAACATAATACTCAGAATGCAGCAATAAGAAGTTATGTAACTTTTCAATATATACAAGAGGGTGCAAATAGACCACAAGAAGAATTTACTACAACTATTACAGCAAGGGAAAATGCAATTGTAGATGTTTCTGAGTATTCATCATGGGCAACAACAAAGTTTGAGGTTGTTGATAATACAATTATTTATCCTAGAAAAGATGTTGACTTTAATGATTTAGCAATTGTTTATCACCTTGACTTTAACATAAGGGGAATACTAACAAAACCTATTCTTTTGAGAAAGTTAGAAGTTGCATCTAAAGCACTAAACGATAACTCCTTTAATCCAGTTGGAACAAGGTTTGGAACAAGTCTGTTTCCTTATAAGAGATCTGGAATATATTTTGATTATAAGTCAAAAAATCCATTTAGCATTTATAAGGGAAGCACACCATACCTATACATGAACAGAACTTCTGGAATTCAGGTTCGTGGTGACTTTGACTCCAATTTTGATCGTGGTATTTCTATGCCAATAAATCAATCATTGTCAGAAAATTACAGAGTTAGTGCTATGCAGTCTTGGATAAGATATGACCAAGAGTCATTTACAGGTACCCCAATAAGTTTATTTGAAATAAGACATAAGGGTGACACAATTGTTTTTTATGTTGTATCAAATGATGAGTTTGGTCAAAGAGGCAGGGTATATGCCAAGAATAAATCAGACAACTCAGATTTTAATGGAATATCTTACTACCTAAATGGAACCCTGGTAAGAGAGCCAGTCCTCACTCTTAAAGAGTGGGGAGTGTTAGGAATCAACTTTGGAGAAGCATTAAACTTTGACCTATTTAGAGGTGCAATTAATCTAAACAGTCCAGCAATATTTAATAACATTTCTTACTATCAGGCAAATAATCTTCAGCAGTTACAGTCAAAGATCAACAGACCATGGCTTAAGGTAAAGCAGGATGGTTTGACTGAGCGTGAATGGTCGTATTGGCTAAACAACTTTACATGGGAAGGCGTTCTTGTTATTTCAGCCTCAGCCTTGTACGGAGTTAACGCACAGGATGTTTATAAGAACTATTTAGGAACTAATAAGATTATCATTGATGATGAATCAGGTATGATTTTTGATGCAGATAAGATGAAAATCTATAATGACACCACATGGTCAATATCTGTAGGCACACCAGTGTAATCTGGTATACTTATGGCTATGGATTCTTTAATTAACCCAAAAACTGGTAAACCAATTGTAAATAATGTGCGTCGTAAGGTCATAGATAAGCATTATGACTGGGGACTATACGTTTATAAGAAGTCAAACGGAAAGTGGTTTACAGATGGTAATGGATCTGTTTTAAATATACCTTCTCAGAAGGGTGACATCTCAAAGATTGCTGAACTAAAGAGGGCAGCAATATTTAATGGTGATGATGGAGAAGGAACCGCACACTTTGTTCCTGGACTTACACGGGTATCAGAAGAAGAATATTCAGAACAAAGAGATAGAATGAAGCAGGGGTTAATACCAAACCTTAATGATTTAGGTGCTATTTCAGACGCACAGAATACACTAAGAACTTATGGAAGGGATGCTTACGAAAGTGAGTGATGACGATAACTTTGAGTACATTAGAGCAAGCCTAAATACTCAAGAACAGCAAGAAAATGAATTTAAAGCAAACGACCCATTTAATAAAAATTGGGAAGAACTTAAAGAATACACTGGCCTAGACCAAAACTTTCGTCGCCGTGTAGCAAGACAAGTAAGCAAGGCTGTTACTCCAACTGCAGCGTATCTAGATTCTGCAAATGCAACTCCATCTGGAGTAGATGCTGGATCAAAGGCTCTTAATCCTGGAACGGTATACAGAAATGGATACGGTCTGTTTGATGTAATCACACCACCATATAATATGTATGAACTTGCAAACTTTTATGATACTTCTTTTGCTAACCATGCTGCAATTGATGCTAAGGTAGAAAATATTGTAGGTCTTGGATATAGGTTTGATATTGCAGATAGAACTGCTTTAAGACTAGAGATGTCTGAAGATCAAGAAGCAACCGAGAGAGCACGTAAAAGAATTGAAAGAGCCAAGATTGAACTTCGTGATTGGCTAGAAAACCTTAATGATGATGACAGTTTTACAAAGGTTATGGAAAAAGTTTACACAGATGTTGAAGCAACAGGAAATGGTTTTATTGAAGTAGGTAGAACTGTAAAAGGTGAGATTGGCTACATTGGTCATATTCCTGCAACAACAGTTCGTGTTCGTAGATTAAATGATGGCTTTCTTCAGATTATTGGTCAGGCAGTTGTTTACTTTAGAAATTTCGGGGCAAATAATCAAAACCCAGTAACAGCAGATGCTAGACCAAATGAGATTATTCACATAAAGTCATACTCTCCACTTAATACATACTACGGAATTCCAGATATTGTATCTGCTATGCCTTCACTAATTGGAGATCAACTTGCAGCAAGATATAACATTGACTACTTTGAAAACAAGGCTGTTCCAAGATATATCATTACTCTAAAAGGAGCAAAACTTTCTGGAGATGCAGAAGATAAAATGTTTAGATTCTTGCAGACAGGACTTAAGTCCCAGTCTCATAGAACTCTTTACATTCCGCTTCCTGGAGATACAGACCAGAACAAGGTTGAGTTCAAGATGGAGCCTATTGAAAACGGTATTCAAGATGGCTCATTTAAAGAGTATCGTAAGCAAAACCGTGATGACATTTTAATTGCACATCAAGTTCCAATTTCAAAACTTGGTGGATCAGAATCTGGTTTGGCAGCAGCACTCTCTCAAGATCGCACTTTTAAAGAGCAGGTTGCCAGACCAGCACAGCATCATCTTGAAAAGGTTGTCAACAAGATTATTAAAGAAAAGACAGACATCCTTGAACTTAAGTTTAACGAACTAACTCTTACAGATGAGATTGCTCAGTCTCAGATTCTTGAGAGACTTGTAAAGACTCAGATCATGATGCCTAACGAGGCTCGTGAAGCACTAGACCTTCCTCAAAGATCAGACGGAGATGAGCCATTTGTTATGAGTCCAAGAGAAGCAACAGACGCTAGAGCAAATCTTGCAGGGAATAGACAAAGAGATACTGAAAGAACAAACAACAACTCAGACTCTCCAAGTACTATCGCTGGACGCAATCCACAAGGAGAGGGTAGATCGTCTCAATAGTTGAGAAATCTATTAAAACATTTGGTATAATGGATAACGATATGTTAATAAATAAGGCTTCCTGGACCACAGACAAAGATAATCTACGTCTGTCAATGCCTATTGGCAAGGTAGATGCTGAAAGACGCATCGTGTCTGGCTTTGCATCTCTTGATAATATTGACAAGCAAGATGACATCGTTACAGCAGAAGCAAGTGTAAAAGCATTTAAGAATTTTAAGGGAAACCTTCGTGAAATGCACCAACCATCAGCAGTAGGAAAGATGGTTTCATTTAAAGAAGATCGTTATTTTGATCCAAACTCAAAGAAGTTTTATAATGGAGTTTATGTGTCTGCCTATGTTTCAAAGGGAGCACAGGATGCCTGGGAGAAGGTCCTAGATGGCACATACAGCGGTTTTTCTATTGGTGGCAATATAAAGTCTTGGGATGATGCATACAATGCAGATCTAGACAAGGCTATCCGTGTTATTAAAGATTATGACCTTTATGAATTGTCACTAGTTGATAGCCCAGCAAACCAGTTTGCAAGCATTATTTCTGTTGAAAAAGTAAACGGAGAAAATGTTGTAACAGGTTCATCTGCAGATACAGTTATTGAAAATGTATTTTACGATTCAGAAAACGGTATTGTATTAGTATCTGACTCAGAAACAGCAGAAAGCCCTATTAGCGGTAAGGGTATGGAAAACATTGGTTTCGTAGAAAAGAATGATGACGAAAAAACAAACATGATAAAGTTCTTAGTTGATAGTGCTAAAGGCATTAGTACAATTAAGATTACAAAGGAGGTAAGTCAAATGACAGAAGCAACAGAAGTAGCAGTAGATGCTGCAGTTGAAAATGTTGAGATTACTCCAGAGGCACAGCCAGCAGAAGTAGAAACTCCTGCAGTCGTTGAAGAGACACCAGCAGAAGTTGCTGTTGAAAAGTCTGACGATGGTGGTGCAGTTCCTTCTGCTCCTGTAGTAGAAGAAGAGAGTGTTACTCCAGAGGTTGAAGCCGAACCTGCTGTAGCAAAATCAGATGAGGCAGTTGCAGAAGCAGTTGCTGAAATCAAGAACTCTCTTACTAATGCCTTTGGCGATCTCGCTACAACTATTAAGTCTCTTCATGAGCAGGTTGCAGCACTTAGCAAGTCCATTGATGGTGTATCCGCAGAGGTAAACAATGTCAAGGGTGAGTTCAATGAGTTTGGAAAGAGAGTAGATGCCGTAGAGCAAGATACCGCTTTCCGCAAGTCTGGCGATCTAGGCGAGATCGTGCAGTTTGAGCCTGAAAAGGTTCAGAAATCCCTATGGGGCGGACGTTTCCTCAAAAATTCCGACCTATTTAATTAACAATATATTCACTAGGAGGTGAAATAATGTCAGAACAAGATAAAGATATAGCCAAAAACTATCCAGGTTCAGGTGGCGCAGGAGCAGAACTTAACTCTCAGGGCTCACTCGTATCAGGTGGTGTAGGTGGTGCTACAGGTCTAGATTCAGCAGCAGCGTCTGTAGGATCACAACTTGGCAACACTGCAACGGCAAACTTTGGTGTCACATCAGGACCAAATGCTGTAAATCCAACTGGAGTAGCAGGTGGTATTCTTGCACCAGAACAGGCTCGTCGCTTCATCGACTACGTGTGGGATGGAACTGTACTCG